CTGCTGAAGAAGAAGCAGCTAGAGATGCTGAAGAAGCAGCATGGGAAGCTGGTGCTTTTGATAGAGCTATGTTTGAACTAAGATCTAAAAGAAATAAAGACTTACAAGATTCTGATTGGACTCAGTTGCCTGACACAACTCTAACTAATGTTCAAAGACAAGCATGGATGCAATTTAGAACTGAGCTTAGAAATATTACAGATGGTTTAACCACTGTAGAACAAGTTAATAATATAGATTACCCAGATAAACCTAATGGCTAATATATATAAAAACGCAATGTTTGATCTAACAACGACAAACAAAACAACTGTTTATACTTGTCCTACAAATAGAACAGCATTAATTAAATCTATTCAAGTAACTAATATTCATACAGGTACTGTAGAAGTAGAAGCATTTGCTACAGACGCATCTGATTCTGATGCAGAGCATGAAGTAGCTCACATATCACTTGCATCAAAAACTGTAGAAAATTTAGTTAAAGGTACAATGGTTTTAGAGTCTGGAGATACATTAAAATTAAAAGCAGGTTCAGCAAATAATATAGCTGGAATAGTAAGTTATTTAGAAATATTTGACGAAAAGAGTGCATAATATATAGTTGTTATTAAGCATTTTTTAATGTATTTATGGAATTAGTACGAATACCAATCCAAGAACTTGAAAAGGTTTGGGGTGTTGTAGAAAAAGATATAAAAAACGCACTAGCTTACTCAAGTCAACTTACCGATTCAGACTTTGTTTATGATCTTCTTAAAGAAGGTAAATTCCAACTTTGGATATTATGGGATCGCAAACAAAAACTTACAACAAATAAATACTTTGGTGTTGTAATTACTGAGTTGATAAAAAGAAAGTTTGGTAAAGTTTGTCATATCTATATTATGACTGGCAGACAAAGACACAAGTGGCAACACTTGATTAGCAAGATAGAAGACTTTGCTAAAGAAGAAGGTTGCAAAATGATGGAATTGATTGCTAGACCAGGTTGGCAAAGAGTTTTAAATTTATTTAACTACAAGAGAACTCATGTAGTTTTAGAAAAGAAAATTGAACAAGAGGAGACAGAATGAGTTTTGGAGGAGGATCAAGTGGAGGCACTACCACATCACAAGTTACCCCTTATGCACCAGCAGAACCAGCATTAGCACAAATATTATCTGAAGCTGGACAATTATATAATCAAGGTGTTGGAGCATCAGGTTACGTTGCACCTACACAACAAACTTTACAAGGTTTAGCTGCTCAAGAACAATTAGGTACAGCAGCACAACAACAACTAGCTGCAACATTAGGTGGTCAATATTTAAATCCTTTCCTTTCACCTTTGCTACAAAAAACTGCTGGAGATATTGCAACAGGAGTTCAATCACAATTTAGTGCAGCAGGAAGAACACCAGGTTCACCAATGTCTCAACAACAAATTGTTACTCAGGTAGCTCAAGCTGCATTACCTTTGGCTTTTAGACAATATGAAACTGAAAGAGGAAGACAATTAGGTATTGCATCTCAAGCACCAAGTTTAGTTCAAACAGGACAACAATTAGAAGCATTACAAAGACAACAACAATTAGCTCCAGCTCAAGCATTACAACAATACGCAGGTTTCGTATCACCGATTGCAACTGGACTACCAACAACTTTAGGATCATCACAAGTATCTGCAAATCCTTTAACAACTGCTTTAGGTGGTGCTGTATTAGGTTCATCTATTCCAGGTGTGGGTGCTATGCTTGGTGGAGGTCTTGGATTATTAGGAGGTCTGTTATAATGAAGATTAGAAAAATTATTTATGACATTCAAAATAACATACAAGAAAACTCTGCTAATCACATTTTAGCTTTGTATGTTTTATTTGTAATATCAATTATTTTATAAGGAATATAAATGAGTTTGCTAGACACAAATTATCAAGATCAAAGGCTAACTCCATCTGAAAAAAAAAGAATCAAACCTGCTATACAAGGTGGTGGATATAATTATTTAGGTAAACAAGAAGAAGTTACTGTACCTAAAAAATGGTTATCTGATCCAGATCATGTTGTTGCAGAACTAGCTTATATTACTCCAAGAGAAAAAAAAATACTATTAGACATAGATTTGTATGGTTCTTTAGATGGGAAACCAAATAATGCACCTGGCGGACTAGATAGTTTACAGGGTGATATGGGTACTATTTCAAAAAGCAGTGGTGGTGGAACTGGTAACACTACTGGAGGTGGTAATAATAATAATAGTGGAGGCGGTGGAGGTGATAATCGTAGAGAACAATATTCTGTTGCAAGAACAACTACACCTATAAGTCAACCAGTTAGTTTACCATCAAATGATGGAAACGACTCACCTTATATAATGTCAGGTGGAGAAAGATTTGCTGTAGATGATCCTAGAGTTCCTGAAATGTCAAATGAGGTAGATCAAAGAAATATATTACAAAAGGGTGTAGATAATGTTCTTGATTTTGTAAAAAGCGGAGGAATACTTGGTAATGTATTAGGAGGAATATCATCTTTTTCTGAAGGTTTACAAGAAAAAGCTATTTCATTTTCTTTAAATAAAAAATTATCAGATATATATGAAGCTAATCCTGACTTTGAAGATTATGAAAGTTTAGATGAAATACCTGGTGATATTGGTGCTAAAGTAAGAGATTTAGAAAGTGATTTACAAGGTTTAAGAGATGGAACTTTTAAACAATCTGATTACACTGCAAAGTATGGTAGCGGAGATGTAACAAATCCTTTAGACGCATCATTTAATCCAAATTTATTATCAGATAGAGATGAAAGAAATTTACAAAATTTATTTACATCAGATTTTGCCTATGCTTTATCTGGAACTACACCACAAGACTCTATGGTAAACCAATATTTTGCTAATATCGGTATGAGTAATCAACCCTTAAGTTCTAATTTGCAAACAGATTATAATAATGCTAAAAATAGCATAAATAGTATTTTGGGTGTATTACCCCCTAGTCAGCAGTTTGGCTATTCTGCTGATCCCTATGGCGGTTTAATGGCTAGTAATTTAACAACCAACCCATATAATATAGATTATTTAAGGAGATTAGGATTAATATAATGGCAATCAATTTAAGACAATTATTATTAGACAGAGCTGCTAGAGGTATTGGAACTGGTGGTGGATTAATGGGTAATCAAAGTGGTCAACCAGGTCTTTTAGGTAATATGGCAAACATAAACCCTAACCTATTATTAGGTGCTAATATTATTGGTGCAGGTATGAGAGGCATTGATCCTTTTTCTTCAATTCTTCCTGCTGTTTCACAAACAGGACAAGTACAATCTCAATTCATGCAAATGGAAGAAACAAAAAGAAAAATGGAAGAAAATAAAAAAGCAAGAGAACAAGCAAATAAACAAAGAAAGTTTTTTGAAAATTTACCTGAAGGACATCCATTTAAAAATGTTGCTCAAGCATTTCCAGATAAAGCTGCAGCAGGTATTGTCAATTTTGAATTACAAAAAATTATTGAATCTGGAAAAGATGCAAAAGCTAAAAAAGATACTGCTTTTAAATTACTTGAGATGAAAAATAAAGATGAACAAACTTTTTTTAAAAATTACAATGATGATAAACAGGTAGAAAATTTTAATGAATCTACAACACAACTTAAAAAAATGTTATCTGCATTAGATCAAAACACAGGAGCAGGAGATGTAGCTGCTATATTTGCTTTTATGAAAACTTTAGATCCACAGTCTGTTGTAAGAGAAAGTGAATTTGAAGTTGCAGAAGGAACAGGTGGTTCTACGTTATTAAGTTTTGAAAAAGCATTTCAAAAATGGCAAAAATTAAAAACTGGAGAAAGATTAACAGATAGAGAAAGAGAAAATTTTAAAAAAGCTGCTATAGCTTTTCATAATTCTTCAGAAGGTACAATAGATAATATTAGAAGTGGTTATGAAACTGTAGCTCAAAACAAAGGTTTAAATATTGAAAATATTTTTGTTGATAATGATTTAAGACCTTTATTTATAAATGAGATGGTTCAAAATGCACCAGGTGTAATGGAACAACAAACTGGAAGATTACCTAAAGGTACAAGATTAGTTGATTATCAAAATGGAGAATATTTTTTTAAATTACCAAATGGTCAATTATTTAAAATTAAAGGTTAATCATGGCAGTAACTTTAGATTATGTAAATCAGCTTCCAAGCGATCAAAAGAAAGAATTATTATCTATTCCTGAAATACCCAATAAGGTAAGATTTCTTGTTGAAGCATCACCTAATATTCGTTCCAAAATAGCAACTTTAGAAAAATTTTATGATAAAGTTGAACCATTAGAAGGTAATAATTTTATTGTTACAGATAGAGATGGAAATAGATTTCAATTAGATAATAAAAATAAAACAAATTTAGCTGATGCAATTGATTTAGGTAAAGAAGCTGCAGAATTAGTAGGTTCTATTGTTGGTGCAACTAAAGGTGCTGCAGGTGGTACTCTTGTTGCTCCAGGTGTAGGAACTGCAACAGGTGCAATTGTTGGTTCTGGTGTTGGTATGGCTGCAGGTGCAGAAATATTTGAAAGAGTTGGTCAAATGTATGGTGCTGAAGTTTTAAGAACTAATAAAGAATGGTTAGCACAAAGAGGAACAGATTTTGCTTTTGGATCTGTAGGTCAAGCTGTAACACCTTTATTATTAAAACCTTTAAAAGGTGCAATAACAGGCTTTGGAAAAACTGCTGTTGCCACAAGAAAAAGATTAGCAGATTATATAGATGCTGGAGTTACACCTTCTTTAGGACAAGTAACTCAAAAAAGAGGATTACAAACTGTAGAATTATTATTAGGTAATTTTCCTGGAAGTTCAGGTAAAATTGCATCTGTTGCTTCTAATGCACAAAAACAATTAGGTGATAAAGTTCTTGCAACAGCAAAAGATTTAATAAAGAAACCTGTAATTCCTGATGAATCAATTGTTGGTAGAGCATTAAAAAATTCTATAGATGGAGTTAATAATAGTCAAAGTTTTGTAGGATTATTTAACTCAAAAGCAAATACTTTATTTGGCAAATTAGATAATTATATTAAAAAAGATGCTTTAATAAATTTATCTAAATCTCCAAATAGCACATTAAAAACACTTAGTTCTTTAGTAGATGATATTCCAGGTGCAAAAAATGTAGGAGATCAATTAAAAAATCCATTTTTAAGTGATTTATTAGGTAATATACAAAAAGACATTACTAAAAATGGTGAGTTACCTTATTCAGCAGTTAAAGCAATAAAACAAAAAATAGGTAAAAAAATGGCATCTTTTGATTTAGTTCCTGACGTTGATAAAGGTCAATTAAAATTAATTTATAAAGCATTAAGTGAAGATTTGAAATTAGCAGCATCTAAATATGGTGGTGCAAAAGCAGTAAAAGATTTAACAAATGCAAATAAATTTTATCAAAAAGGATTACAAAGAATTGAAGATTATCTGCAACCAATAGTAAATGCTGCTGATCCAGATAAACTTGTTATGAGTTTATTAAGTTCTGGTAAAGAAGGTGCAACAAGACTAAATGCTGTTAGAAATTCTTTGGCTAAAGTAAATAAAAAAACAGCAAATGATAACTATAAAATTTTAGTTTCAAACATATTAGAAAGATTAGGTAGAATGCAACCTGCTCAGACATTTGGTGGTGATACTGTTATGACTGCTGGTAGATTTTCTTCAGAAACTTTTTTAACTAATTTTAATAAATTATCTAAAGAGGCAAAAAAAAGTTTATTTAAAAACGCACCATTTGGAAAAGAATTTCAAAAAAATTTAAGTCAAGTTATAGAAATAGCAGATAGTATTAGAGCTAGTGGTAAAACTTTTGCAAATCCTAGTGGAACAGCAGACAGGTTAGTTGGACAAGGTTTAATTTTCGGAGGTGGTGCTACAGCATTTACAGGAAATCCAGCATTTATTTTATCTGTTCCTTTAGTTATTGGTAGTGCAAGGATTACTGCTGGTTTAATGACTAACCCTAAATTTATTAATTGGTTAGCACAAGGTATAAAATTAGCTAATAATAAAGGTGCTGATGCTGTAATTCAACATTTAGGAAAACTTGGAATTATTATGGCAAATGCAGATAGTGAAACAAGACAATTTATTTATGAATACCTACAAATGCTACAAGGTAAAAGAGAAGAATAATCATGGACAACTTACCTCAAGAAAACGAAAAGAAAATAATCAAACTTGAAGGTGAGTTAAAACTAATCCACCACAAAATTGATGTGATAAGGGATAATCACCTACACCACATTGACCTAAGAATAAACAACATCTACAAAATCTTATGGTTCGTAGCAGCACTAAGTCTGACAAGTCTAGCAAATCTGGTTATAAATCTGATAAACTAATCTCTGAAAGACAAAAAAAAACTTCAATAAAAGGCACTGTTGGTGAATATAAAACCATAGCAAAACTAACCAAAGAAGGTTATTTTGTTGCTAAATCTGTAGATCCTGCTTGTCCATTTGATATTGTTATCGTTGACAAAAATGGTAAAATAACACTCATTGATATAAAAACTATAACCTATAGAAAAACAAAAAAAGGTAAAAGTTTAAAAGATAAACCTAAAGGTTCTTACAAGATTTGCAGAAGTCCTACTAAAGAACAGAAACGATTAGGTATAAAATTATATATGGTAGATTATGAAAGTTAGTGAAGATACATCAGTCGCTATGCCAATCAAGAACATGGTTGGAATTATTATTGCAGTAAGTATGGGTATTTTTGCATATACTGAGATCACTGCTAGACTAACATCACTTGAGACATCAAGAGAATTAATGACAGCTGATTTGCTAAAAAAATCTGAACAAACTACTGTAGATAAAGAACAATATTTACTTTTGGAAGACCTTTACGAAACTGTGGAGAAACACCAAGAGTTATTAGATAAAAATATTCACAATCAAGTTATGCTACAACACATTGAGAAGATGTTAGACAAAGCACTTGAAGATATTGAAAATTTAAAAGATGCTAACAGAGAGATGAAATATACCAATGGAACAAGTCATTAGTACAGTTATAGCTTTATGTATGTTTATTGCAGGTGAACTAAAAGAACACCGAATACAAAGCAAAATGTCTGATTGTCTTAAAGGTAAAAGAGAAGCTGAGAGAAACGCATCACAAAACATTGAATATAAGTGTGGTAAAGTACAAGCTGAATTAGAAGAAAATATTGATGGTTCAAAAGCAATAAAGAGAATTATAAATGATTGATAAAATTATATATACTTTTTTAGGTTGGTTAGATACGTTATC